TTTGCCAGTTCCTTTTTAGATTACCTCGGTCTTTTAATATTTTTTCATTCCCAGAACCACGACCGCCAAGCCTAGCACGCCTCATCTCGATAGTTACTTCAGAAAGCTCTTTCCAATGGTACTTTGGGTTTTTATGATTTCTTCCTTCGCTCTCAAAGTTCTTCTGAATCCACCTGTCAACCGCAACGGCAGACGCAAGTAAAACTTTCCTTCTATCTCTGATAGATCTTAAAAGTTCCCTTGATTTTCTATCATAGTCTGAGCTGTCTCTTTGAATTGTAATTAAAGACATTAATAATCCCTGTCATATTCGTCTTGAATCAAGTCAGGATCTACTCTTTGATCAAAAGAGGGTCTTTGATCAAAGGTAGGTTTATAGTCTTTTGTATTACTCCAAGGGTTGCCCTTTACGGAATCGGAAAACAAACCTGTACCATCATCGAGAATCATTGGACTATTGCCGGTCTTAAAATTTGACAACCTTCTATCTAATTCTCTCCATAGTTCATCAGAATCACGCAAGTTCCTTGTTCGAACTAAGATCCCATACATCGCAAAATGTATTGATATATCCTTTGCTGTTATATTATTACTAGAAAAAGGAGTCGTGAAATATGAACCCAATGATTCATTGATCCTCATATAGCCATACTCCAACCAATACGACGAAATATCATTCTCAGTCATCCCTTTTACCGAGTAGACTGCCGTAAACTCTGAATAAACTGCGTAAGCTGGCATTATAAATACTTCCCTTCAAGATTTTTAGTTTTCTCATCAAAAAGCAAATCTTGAAATTTCTTAACTTGCTCTTTGTTTATAAATCGACCCCTTACAACTTGCTTTTGAATTGACTCAGGGGTTATCTGGTCCCCAATCCCGTTACCTAATCCCATATTCAATGCAAATTCGGCATGCATAGGGGTTTGAGATAATAAATCCGAACTCTCTGACAAGTACTCCATCGCATCAATGCACATCTTTAACTGTTTATTTTCCATCAAGAATTGAAAAGCGGTGTGTGCTTGCATTGCTCTTTCCTTCATCGCTTCGGATATCTGATTAGACTGCTCGTATTCAAATCTATTCATGTGAGCAAGATCCCTAATCCAAAGAAAATTTCCTAAGAATCTTTTTGGGTATTTCTTCCTGTCTTGAATCATTAGCGGCAAATTACGTTGAAACCGCCCTCTCCTGACTTCTTCGTTCTCATATCCGAAATGAGAAATGGAAACTTCCGCAGGATTCAAAATAAATACTTCACCCGCTCCCTTGTTGATTTCAGTCTCTGGGTGTTCATGTACATGTCCAATAAATTTTATCTTACTTGATTTCCTGAAAAGTCTGCAAGGTAAATCCGTTTTCAGTAGCCCAGCCGGTTCAGCCGAGAAATGATGTTGACCGATAGCATAAGAATCAAATTGATTGTTTTTAAGGTACTTAATCAATCTTTCAGGATAATTAAAACATTCATCATGATCAATCCAAAGAATCCAATCGCAACTAGCTTTCTCAACTGTCCTGTTTCTAGCTTCGTCAAAACCTATCAACTTAGGATTGTCTATCGAAAATACAGTTGCTCCATATTCAAGCCCCACTCTTTTTGCTCTACCGTCAAGACTTCCATCAATACCAATTATAATCTCATCAGCAATGTCTTTTATTGATTCAAGAGCCTTTCCTAGTGTGTTAGTATCGCTTTTTGAGATGATACAAACCGATAAACTCTGCTTTGGACTCTGAACAGCTAACTTTCGATCTAAATCTAAAACTCCGATACCTGAATCATCTTTGCTTTTATTGTAGGAAAATACATAATTCCCTAGAAAATCGCTCTCTTTACTTTTTGTTGGATTGCAAAAAACAAGTTGAAAATTATCCTTTCGACTAAATAAATCAATTAGATCCTGCTCTTCAAAATGATGAACATGCTCATGAAATGGGAACCCTAAAACCCCTTCCGACTTCCATTGCTGCGCTTCCCAAGCTCCATAGGGAGTTGTGAAAATTATCAATCCACTTTCTTTTGAAAAAGATTCTATTAACTGCACAAACTCGTTAGTATTCCAAACATGCTCAAGAACTTCAGAACACAAAACAACATCAAAATCATTCTTCAAGTTAGCTGAATCATAATAGAACTTTAAATTATCAATTCCATTTTTTCTTTTGTAATCGTTCGCAACTTTTATGTTCTCTTCAGAAATATCATGAGCGTAAAAGTCTAACTTCGGGAAAAGTCGGGCAAGTGCAACCGTTATCTGTCCAACGCAACAACCGTAATCTAAAACTTTACTACCGTCCGACAACTCAGATAGTTTCTGAATAGCAACTCTATTCCTTGAATTTTCAATATGTCTCTGATCATCTCCAAGATCATGATAAAATTTCTTCTTAGAATACTCTTTCGCAGTCTTTTCATAGTGTTCTTTTAGTTGACCATTTTTCACATACTCAAACCTTTCCAGATCCTCTTCAAACCCCTTCAAGTTGTTATCTCTAATCAACTTACTTGCAATCTTAATATCTGAGTTGTAAATAAAATGTTTTGCCAGTCTTCTCTTACTTGATAAACTCTTCTTGCAAAACTCATTATCAATCAATTTATCAAGTTTTTCTACTGCATTATCCCAGGAGAACTTCTCAGCACTTGAGATAGATTTAAAAGATAGTTGCTGATATTTATCAAAATCATTCGATAGATATAAAATATTGTGAATAAAAGATTGATTATTATCCTCGCAAAACACTACGCCGCAATCTTCAAGAGTCTCTTCTAATGCCCCTCTTTTCACTGTTACAAAAGGAGTTCCTGCTGCTGACTGTTCCATAGCTGTTATGCAACTGGTCTCTTCAAAATCATAACTAGGGTAGACATGAATAAAACTTTTCTTCATCTCATCATAAAGATCTTTCTTACTCAAACTCCCCAACCGCTCAACATTTGGTAAATGTTCACATCTTCCCCATAAATACTCATAAAGCGGCCTCATTTGCGGCATAGTATGATCGTACCCACAAACCTTCAGCGTTAAGGATGGATCTTCTTTGAGCAGGTTTTCCATGATTCCATTTTCACCCACTAAATTAATCAAACCACGCTCCGGCCTAGACGAATAAAACATAACATTAGAGTCAAATTTTTCTCTGACGTTGCAAGTGTTTTTAAACAACTCTAAGTCTACTCCATTCGGTATAAAATCAATATAGTCTTCTTTTCCCTGGAAAACTTCAAGAGTTTGTTCTTTATGCCAACCTGAGACAGTTATAATTTTATCAACATTCCACCGTTGATGAAATACCGCTTGTGCCGCTCTTTTTAATGCTAAGTCATGAGTATAGAACAAATTCAATTTAGAATTAAATTGTTTCGTGAAAAAACTAGGTATACGCTGACCGATCATCACATCATGAGGAACGCTAAGAGCAAAACTTTCAAAATTATCCCCAAGCTCCTTATCTTTACTTCGCTTCCCGACAGGCATATAAAGAACGCCGTCATATTTATCTACTGTCTCTCTATCATTAAATAGAAATACGTCATTGCCTAATTCTGCAAGTCCTCTTGCTAGGTAATATGCACTTGTTTCTGACCCACCTAAACTTTGATTTTCAATCCCAGTGCCGTCGAATGGCATCCCTGGAACGTATAAAACAATTTTCTTTCTCATGCCCCTTGCCCCTAAAAATTATTATTTATTTCCTTTTAATTTCTGCTCTAGAAAGTTTATTACAAGATCTTCCTTCTTCATTGTATTTGCTCTTTTATCGCCCGAATACTTCTTGATTAATTGTTCTCTAGTCATGCTTAAAACGTCCAGAGCAATCTTAATTCCATCTTCTTTTGTCTGTGCTGCTTTCAACTCTTTAAAACGTCTTGTGCCTCTTTGAATCTTGCTTATTTCCTTGTTTGTTTCTGCCTTGTTTGGATCTTCGCTTCTTGCTTTTAACATAATTCCTTTCATTAAAATCAGTTGCCTAGTATATCCAGACAACTGAAATTTATTAACTAATCTTAAGTTGAACTAGTTACATTAGTAATCAACGCACCGAGATTAGAAGCAATTACAGCTTCGTCCTGGTAGTATCCAATTTCAATGTCATCACTTTTAGTCAATGAATTGTAAGGATGTCGCTCAACTGTCATATTTGGAATTCCACGCTTATTCCATCTGAAAGAATATCCAAAACTTGGACGGTCAACTGATGGACGTTCAGGAGCATAATAAACAAGAACAGAGTCACCCCAAATTGGAGTTAATGACTGTGCAATTCCTTCTTCTGCTGTGTTGTAGTAGCCATTCCCGACTAATACTTTATCCATCTGAAGGAGTGCTTCAGCATCACGCACGGAAGCCGATTGACCACCACCAGCTACACCGGTCTGTCGAATTTTATCAATTACAACATCATTTCTTGAGAAGTTCCTAAAACTTTCAAGACCGAAAACCGCTCTATTAGGTTTATAGCCTGTCAATCCTTCCACATTATCACACATAGTAAGAATATCAGACCAAGGATCCGAATTATTATAGTCAGTCCATGCACTTGCAACCGCTGTCGAAGTACCAACGTTGCTAGTATTGAAAGCAAGAGTTGACGCCCTAACATCCCAATTCAATAGCAATTTATCCATGATAAACATACTACGGTTTTGCTCTGTATCTGCGATAAAAGCAGGATCTGCGTTTCCACGATCTTCAATAGTTGTACTCATACGCAATGCGTAGTTATTACAAATATAAGAAGAACTTCCAACCTGCACATCCAATTGATTGGCGGTATATCCAGGAGAACGCCTATCATTTTCACTTCTGTAAAGGTCCGCACTTTCATAAGTCTTAATCAGTCCTGATTGTCTATCAACATTCACGATTGGAAAAATATCTTGTGCAATAAAACCGGAAGGTCGGTAATTGATTGCAACATTGCTTAAGTGTCTGTCAATATAGACAGAACGCCCTTGTAGGTAGCCTGTAGCCATTGTTCTATCCTCTAAAATTAATTACTTGAAGTCATGAAATAAGGTGTGGCAAAGTTGAATAAACCTGCTCCAACTGCACCACTAGCAACTGCTGTTTCTAATGCTCTACCAACAACGTAAGTTCCTGAAGTAGCAGCGACCAGATAACCAGATCCGGCTACGGTAAGTCTTGCACCTGCTCCAACTGCTCCACCTGCCGTAAATTTAGACTGCCCAACCGTATCACAAGTGATATGATTCCCTGACTGTCCACCGTAACAAATAATTCCTACCGCTTCTAATCCATTGGCAGCAAATTTTCTATCATCAGCAGCAATTGCCTTATAAACTGCTCCTGTTCCCGCTGTAGCATTGGAAAGATCCTCAGCCGCAAGCAAAGCGTATTGAAACGCCTGATTTTCATTTTTAATAGCCATTGTTTTTTCTCCTAATTATTTTACAGAAAGAGTAAACTCTTTATAGTTTTCCAACAGTTTTTCATCAGCGCTAAAAACAATACTTGACGCTTCAATATAGTCTTTTCCTGTGCTTTTCATCACATTAACAATTTCAGCATGTAAAGCTTCATCCCCAGACATCTCTACTTTCTTCTCATCAGTAGCCTGCTCTTTAGAGTTTAGGTTTACTGAATAAAATTCACTTAATGAATGAGTAAACTCAGCACTAAAAGAAATACCTTTTCCTGAGATAAATTCTTGTTTTTGAGAATCAATTGATAACTCGATCTTAGGCAACGCTGCAGGCATTAACTTACCGTCCTGGACGTCTTTCTTGTATAAATTCATGATTTCTTCTTTCTTAGAAGAGAATTGAATTTCCTTTGCTTGAACTTCAACAAGTTCTTTTTCTTTTTTCAACTGCTCTAATTCCGCTTTTACAGCTGCAAATTCTAGAGTCAAATCTTTTGTTTCTTCCATTTTTACCTTTTCAAAATGAATTTTCGGTTCACTAAAATGCAACGCTATTTCGGGATTACCGATATTTGCAGCGTCTTTTATTACACTCTTAATATTTTCTCTCTTCTCTGATAGAAAAGCTTGTAGATCTTCCAATGTCTTCACGGCTGGGGTATCTGCCCCTAAAAATGCTATACCAGTAAGGAACCAACCAAAATTCTCAGTATGCTTTAATTCAACCGATACCTGCTTGTATCTTTCTTGCTCAATAGCACTAATTAAGATCTCAGGGATATTCTTAAAATCAGCAACAATCTTTTCGCCTTCTTGTCTTATTGCTGTTATCCAACCTAGCGCTGGATCTCCATCAGTCTGGCCTTTTAATATCTGATTATTACTATGGCCTAGTTTGACGGGCGGTTTTAATCTAGATTCAAGAATCAATGCAGTCGTGTTATTGACAATCTCTTTAAGATCTTCTTCTACGAATTTGAATCCATTCCATGTGCCAACTGCAAAAACTTCTACTGATTGCATATTCATTGTATTTCTTCCCAGGTTAAATTTGCACCGACATCAGTGTTTTGCTTGAATCTATCTCTTGAGATTGACATTATTTCACAACTCCAAAACCACCACTCGGTTGAATCAAATTACCTTTTGAGTCCTCTGCCGGTTTATCAAGTTTATAAGTACCTCTATCTAGTACCGTTACAGCAATACACCTTGATCTACAACGGAAGTGATTTGGCGGTGTTATTTGCCCCCACACTGGATCATCTATTTTGAAAATTCTTCCGTGATAACTATTGCAAAACTTTGTTGTTCTATTATCCATGATTGCAGAATATTGTAATGCTTCAACAAAATCACTTAACTCTGGACTAGTAAATACGCTAAGTTGCGCCTGATTAAATACGTTTGATAAAGTTGTCCTTGCGATAGCTTCAACTTTAGATCCTGATACTTTACCTTCAACTTGAATCACTCCTGAGTCAAGATATGGAGTCATCACAGATCCTAGTTCTTCTGTGAAAGTATCAATATCCCATTCATTTATTATAGACTTTTCTAAAATGACTCTAAACCGGGCAAGCATCTCATTAGTCACATCCCCAGTAAGATAGAATCCTTGTGCTCTGATAAACTTTTCAAAATCATTCATTGAGATATTATCAACGAAATTAAGAACGCTAAAATCACCTGCTCCTGTAAACTTTACAGCAACTTTTCTCGTGAATGCCAGTTTACTTATTAATGATTCGCTTAAAGATCTGTCCGGCATACTTTTTAACGCTTTTTCCATTTCATCTTTAGCAACTGACCTTCCCAATCTATACCCTTTATTCAACTCCTTAATAAATACGCTTCTTAATTCCTTCTTCCTTTCAGTTGTTACTATATCATCATCAGGTATTGTGAGGTATTTTTCAGGTTTCTCTTTCACATCAGGAGCAGATAAGATCTCTCTCCCAGCATTAATCAAGTCTTGAAATATTTCATTCGTAACACTGGTCACTTCATCAAAATAATCTTGCTCTAATCCATCCAATTGAGTTTCCAATTCAGCAAAATTAACTCTTTTCTCGTAAGCAGGTGTAGGATCTTCATCATTAAAGTTCAGGTTTTGATCTTCTTTAGTAGTTTTATCTGACATGTCTTTAGAAATATTTGAATCCTTATCATTACTAATTTCCTCTTTAGCAACTTGATCCTCCTTCCCTTCTCCATTAGTTTCAAGTTCTCCGTCCTCTTCTTCTCTCGGATCATACTGCAGAAGCTCCCTTGTCCTGAGTTCATCTTGATATGTGTTTACTACTGTTCCTTCTTTAACTGCATTAACCCACGCCAACGCAAGTTCTCTTTTCTCTTGATCAGTGTATTTTTCAAATCTAAACTTTGGAAAATCTTTTACTCCAAAATTCCAATAAGCAAGCTCCTTGAACAACTGCTCGTTAAGAACTTCTTCTAAATGTTTTGCCTGATTCTCGATTACATTGTAAAAAATATCCTTCTGTACTTGCGCTTGACTAAAAGAACCTGTCCCTTGTTGCTCTGTGTACCCTGCTAAACCAGGAACAAGCAACCCTCTTGATATTTGTCTATCCCTATACGCAATTGCTTTTTCGAATGCATCAGTAGAAATAGGATTCTTAATATCTAGTTGAAAACCGGAAGGCATTCTAATTGAAGTCTGTTTCGTGATATTTGAAAGAACAGAATCAAAATCGGCTTTCTGTGCTGGCGACAACGCAGGGGCGTCTTTATCAGCATGAACTGTAATAAATCCACCTGCCAGTCTTTCAGTCCAGATATTCCAAAAATTTTGAATTTGATCCTTTTCCCAGTATGATCTATAAACAGATCTTAAATCACTTTCACCGTAAACTTCATCAAGTTCAGGTTGGTTGATATAGATCAAAAATTTGCTAGGATCTAACTTCTTTCTAGTGTTTTTCTGCTCTTGAATGATTGATAACAGATTACCATAATCATCAACCTCAAAAGTGAACGAATTATAAGGTTTTAGCTTTAAAGAACTTAGTAACCATCTCTCAGATCCGGCAATATCTGCAATATCATAATTTTTTTCACAAACCGAGAATCCATATGCTTTAGCCATTAAGATCTTCCTTAATGCTTGCGTGAAAGACTCTTTTAAGAATGACTCAATATTATAGTTGAAAAGTTTAATAATCTCTTCTTCAAGTTCCTCATCATCAAGTAAAGACTTCTCAAACCTGTAGTCTCTAGACGCTATCAAATCAACAACAACATTAAAAGCGGCCTTGACTTGCGGATCTCTGAGCATATTATCATAAATTTGATACCCCTTCTTCTGCCGTAAGGTATCTTCTGAGTATATTTCGAACTTCTTTCCGAATTGACTAAAGAAGTCAGTAAAAGCCGTTGCCGTTTCTGTGAGTTGTGGTTTTTCTTGCATTAAATTGCACTCTGTGAGAATAACGAGTTTGTTACACTAAGTTCAAAATCTCTTTGTCTCATTCCTAAAATTGCTTGCGAACAAGCATCAACTTGATCATCATGCTTAGAATTAGGAAAGTTTGTTAATTCTGTTAAAAAGTCTTTTGTAAAAGATTTGCTTTCAGGGATATGGATATTGCCTGACTCAAAATAAGCAGAAACCGCACTTAAACGCCCTTCTTTGCTGTCATTATTGCGAAAGGGTATCAATCCAGGGACTTTTCTTTGCAAATCTGCTATGATTGCCGCTCCATTCGCCTTCTCTTCTACAAATTTCCTGTAAGTCTCAGGCCATTTTCTAGTGATCATCTGAATTGCTGCTTTAACTTCAGGGAAACTCGCTCTTTCTCTATACTGATCAAGAAGATAATAATCTGCTCCTAATCTTCCCCAGACTTGACCAACATTGAAAGAACCATCAGTCGTTTTCTTGAAACTAAGATCCCAAGATTGCACAATTTCATCAAAAGCATCAGGAGTCTTACTGTAAAGATTCACCCAGTTCTTCTTAATGATTCCGCCTTCTAATGAACTAGGTTGTTGCTGATATAGTCCTGCCCAAACATACTCCCCAACTGCCCTCTTTGTTCTTTCAAGATCTTCTTTATCGAATCTATCAGCACATAAAGCCTCACCTGCCGACCTGTCTAGCATATCTAAAGACTGATCATCACACAAAGCAGGTAATAAAACATGCTTCCAGTCATCTTCATGCTCGTTTAACAAATAACCAGAAAGATCATTTTCATGCCAGCGGGTCATCAATAAAATGATAGTCGTTCCTGGCTGCCTTCTCGTATACAAAGTAGAGTTAAACCAGTCTATATTTCTTTGCTGATATGTTTCGCTTTTCGCTTCTTCAAAGTTCTTTGTCGGGTCATCTATTACAATAAGATCCCCTGACTTTCCAGTAATTGCCCCACCTGCTCCAGCGGTAAACATTCCACCGCCTTCTTCAGTAATGAAATAAGATCTTGACCTAGTATCCTTGTTGATTACTGTTTCTAGTTTCTCGTTATAAAGAAACTCGTCCCTGACTTGCCTTCCCCAATGAGCTGCAAAATTAGCCTCATAAGTTGTAAGTATAACTCTTTTCTGAGGGAAGTTTTCAAGATACCAAATAGGCAGCCATTTCGATACAAATAAAGACTTTCCATGCTGCGGCGGTAGGTTGATTACTACTCTTCCGTTGCCTTCAAATATCGCTTCAGACACTATCTCAGAAATAAGTCTGATATGGTCATAGATCTTGTATCTCCCTTCGCTGCAGTACTCAGCACAGAGGCACGGTAAAGACTTCCTGATAAAATGATCACTCAGATCTATCATTTTCGTCTTTTAAGAGTCCCGCAAGTTTTCTTAATAAATCTCTTCCTTCTTCTGTCTTGCCTAATTTCTCCAATGAATTAGAATTAATTGCTGAGTTGCTTTTATCTTCTTTTACAATGTATTCTTTACTTGAAATTGCTGCCCTTTCTTCATCAGTTGCAACGATCTTAAATAATGCCAATTCAGTTACTGGCGTATTCTCCCTCTCAAACCACCGCTTTTTTAAAGTCTGTTTTATGTTTATCTTGTTTCTTATTAATGCTTCTTTGATCCTTGGGGACTTGTTTAGACCCCTATAGTACATTCCCGTCGCCTTAATCGGTAAAAAATTGGCAATCTCATAGAATGCGGTAATCATAGAATTTTCTTTCAGTGCCTTTAATGACATCTCCTCTAGTTCATCAAAGTCCGCTGTTACGTGCATTTCTCCACTAGGCATCTCTAACCACTCCATCGTGCTTGTAAATCAATTTCCTTTCTATCATATCAATTGCAGAATCTAACATAAATTCATTCGCCACATCTAACAGTTCCCTATTGTCTATTCTAGATCTATCCATGACTTGTAGCAGTTCTTTGATTTTTCCTTTCTGCCTAAATAATACGACAACAGCAACCCATAAGAAAAACCCAAGAATAGAAAAAATGTAGTCACTATATTCGAAAAGAATGTTATTAATTTCATTCATGCCCCTTCCCCTAATTATTAATCTTATTAATACTATTAGCAATATAGCGTTTGTTTTGTCAAATCACAAAAAAAAAGGAGCGGTTAAACTCCCTTTAAAATTACATCATTATTAAACTATTCCCCGAGCTTTTTTGAAGCCAAGTCACGCCTTTACCTGTCACTAAGGTTTGACAGTATTGCTTCTCTTTACCATGCTTCCCATAAAGACTCCCTTGAACTACAAAATACCCTCTATCTATATAGGTTTGATAAGGTGTATTGTCTCTCATCAATACTTTATTCTCTCTCAATTTCTTGAACAGTCTCTTTTCTCCAGTATCTAAGATCTTGGCAACTTCTCTAATTGAGATAGCGTTTTCAGTCTTAACAACCTTATCATGGAATTCCGCTTTAGGGATTAAAATTTTATTTTCCTGTTCCAGTTTCAATCTATCGCTTTCTATTTTTGCACATTCTTGAATCCATTCTAATTTTGTCTCAGGAATCTTTTCTAAAGAATAAGAACCATTACTTCTAAGCGATGGCAATACTTCTTCAAATACCCAATCTTGAAATTTTACAGCACTAGGAAGCTTAGATCTAAAGATTAATCTGTAAACATCAGGTTCAAAAATGATATTATATGGAGGTGCTCCAGCCCGCTGTTCATGGTGTTTCCATTTTAAGACCCCCGTACAATGGTCGATCACAGCCTTGCTCGGTGCTTCATATCCGAGTGCTTTTGCTACATCAACAGCAAGAAACCCAACCTTTTCCTTCCCTTTAATAATTCTTAACTTACCAAAGACTTTACTTTCAAAAATATCTATATTCATTTCATTTACCAAAAAAAAAGAGAGTCCTCTAAGAAACGCCAAACCGCTTTCGAACTAACAGCACCACCTGTACAATTCTATCTTAAAAAACTCTCTTTCATCTATTCAAACGCCGGATCTTTGGTAGATCCTGAATAAAGCTGCACTGTTTGGTAGTGATAAGTAAAAGTAACCTATCACTATTTTATAGTCAATAAAGATCTAAAATGGTATATCATCTTCTTTCAACTCTTCAGGTTGCCCTTGCTGAGTCTTTTGAACTTGCCCTTGACTCTGCCCTTGTTGCTCTGCTTTCTTCTCCCAGACCAACTTTTTAAAATCACGGCCTACTATTTTAGTTGAATATCTAGTTTCCCCGTTTTTATCATATTTGTCAGTTTGAACCTTGCCTTCAACCCTTACTAGATCTCCCTTCTTACAATACTTCTCTGCAAATTCTGCTGCCTTATTCCACAAGGTTACATTGTGAAATTCCGGCTTCTCTTCCCAGGTCCCATCCTGTTTCTTCACGTTCTCAGTGGTAACAACGCTAACATTAGCAACTATAGATCCAGATCCAATCATCTTCTTTTCTACGTCTTTCGTTAGTCTTCCGATTAATTCAACTTTGTTTATCATGCTGATACCATATCTACGGCTGTTAATTTTGGTTTTGGTAATTGAAAGTGCCTACTCACTCCAATGAATTTAGTTTTGTTTTCAATACTCCTGATCCTGTTCATCTTATCAACCAACGAGTCAATTCTAGGGATCATCTCCTCTGTTACTTGCTGCAAATGAAACTTGTTTCCTGCACTCCAAATATAATTCCCTTCACCGTGAACCAGTCCAGAAACTTTTATCCAGTAGTCTCTTTCTCTTGAGTTTTTGTGTTCCTTTGCGGCTTCAAAAGCATAATCTCCGGCCAAGTCATACCCCTTGATGGCAATAAGTAGATTAATTACAAAGTTTATGATCATGAATTTTTCTTTAAAATAAGGCATATCAAAAGCCTTCTTCGCTGCAAGCATGATCTTCATAAATGCGTTCTCGTTCAACTCTTTTGAATTAACATTGTCTTGAATGCCTTGTCTTATCAACTCATATTCATCCGATTCCCTGTCCAACTCCTTCAGGTCTCCATCGCTTAAATATTGCCAGCCGTATTTCTGCGTTGCCTCCATAAAGTAGATCTCTTCTCTACCTTCCCAAAATAAATCAATAACTTCTTTCTTTGTCATTTCTGCCCCTCTCTAACTCGTTTACAATTAACATTGAATAGCCCGCAATATCAAACCATGAATCAAAATTGTCATCAGTTGAGTTTAATATCCTGGCTATCTTATGACATATCATTTCAAGACTCTCCCTTTGTGAGTATGGTAGCCCGTCAAATATATCCTGACTTCTAATTAAATATTTCAGTCTCTGAGAAACAACAGAGTGAGTGCTATATTTACCGTGTACTTTCTCCCTATCTTTTAAAATATCCTCAATTGATTTCATAAAACTTTACCTCAATTTATCTTCATTAATATTTACTTATTGCCTCAATTTGACTGTCTTCTTTTATGCGAAAATACTCCTCTGTACCTGGATTATTGATTTTAAATTCATCTAAATTCATCTATTTTACCTTTGATTTTATAGCAACGTTTACACCTCCCTGTAAGACCGTCCAGCTTGTTTTTCTGCGTGTAAAACTCATTATATCTCTTATACTTACCACACAGAATACAGATCTTTCTTCTTACTGAGTTTTTTACGTTAATCTCCCCCCTGATCAACGTATAAAGCCTTTCTAGATCCATTTTTAGATCGTTACATATATCAAGATATGCTTCTTCTTCTTTAAAGAATAAACTTGAACATTTTATATCCGCAAGTTTATTGGAAAATTTATCTAGATTTATTAGTATCTTTCTTTTTTCTGTGTCGCTTAGTTGCATTTTTCATCTTTGATTTAATATAACTTCTGTGGCATGGTTTGCAATAGCTACCATATCCATCACGAGTCCTGACTTGTTTATAGAAATTGATTAAAGATTTTTCTTCTTCACATCTAACGCATTTTTTTGAAAGTAAGTGATCTTTATCCCTGCACTCTTCACGGCACAGTCCTGAAAGCAACCTGGCATAATGAATTAATTTTTCTGAACATTCTCTAAATAAATCTTTGTCCGTGAACTCATCAACCCTAGATTCATGAGATAGAATTAATCGAGCAAATGACTCACTAGAAAAAGACAGTTTTCTTTTCTCGTTATCATTCATTTTTTTTTCTAAATAAAGCGTAGTCTTTTTCTGACTGACTGATCAATAAAGACAGTATTAAGTTGTTTTTATCCGCACAACTTGAAATATATGCTATCATCGTTTTTTTATTCCTGCTTATGCTAGGTTTTATGCTTGCTGAATAAATCTTCCTTAAATTGCTGTAGATATATTGAATAATCTTATCATCAGCATCAAGTAAGATTATCTTTGCATCTGAGTTGCTGAGGTAATTAAAATTAGGACTTGTGGATACACTTAAGATAGGATCCTCTTTAACTTTTTTGATTTTGTATTTCAATCCTTTTTCATTAGACACGATAGATCCCCTTAGAAATTTGAGTTGTTTTTTGATTGTTATACCGCCCACGCTTTGAATATGACTGCTTTTCTGGCACTTTTTCACCCTCCCAAAATACAATTTGCCCAATTGGCATTCCTGCATAGATTCTAGCAGGGAACGGTAAATAGTTTACAAATTCCATTGTAAGTTTTGAATTATTCCAACCCGGATCGCAATTGTGAACAAAAACTCCTGAACTCAATCCAAAATTATGATACTTATCAACGGTCATATCATAAACTGGAATCGCTATTTTAAACTTAACCTTCTTAACGCTGACAACATAGTGATTGTTATACCCAAGCTCTTTTACTAAGTTAGAAAAACTCCCAAAGTATTCTTCAATCTTGGTTTTTGTTGGGAAGTTTTGCTTTTTCGTCGAAAGGTAATTCTCTAAATCAATCTTCATATTAGATTCAATCAACTTAATGAGAACCTTCTTTACGCAGCCAGCAACCGTTTTCTTTTTATGCTCTTCTTTGTTCGCCTTATTCCATTCATGCATGCTTAAATGTGACTTATTTTCTTTTGCCAACCTAGAAGCATTCAATACACTCTTCTCCCTGTTTTCGATCCACCTTTTTTTGTTTGTACTATTCGCAATAGTTACCGCTTGTTTAGATTTACATTCTCTATATTCTCTATCACTCCATTTTTCTTTCATGATTTTTGACATATTTTCAGAAGATTTCAACCTACCAATTTCACTTTTAGAGTAAATATCTCTATGAAGTTTTGCGTGCTCAATTGCGTCAATCACTTCTAAGTTATCCACCCTGTTATTAAGTTTGTTGTGGTTTTTATGATGAATACACATCCCTTCAGGAGTTTTCCCGACTACTATTTGATGAGTAAATTCCCATTTCCCTATTAATGTTTTCCAGTTAGATTTCAATCTCGTTGAAGGAGAATAAACTTGCTCATATCCAGTATTAGAAATCTTCTTTTTCAATGGCATTAATGTAGTACCTGGGATTAATTTCTCTGCTTCTAGGTATTCACCGTTCCTAAGCATAAACCTATGATCGCCAGTCGACCTTATTACTTTTCCATTATCAAGTTCAACCTCAACTATCTCATCAACATACTTTGAAATATGCACATTATAAGCACTTCCTGACTTTACATCTCCATTCCCGTCAACTGAATATACTTGAAACTCTTTTCCTACTAAATTTCTGATCTCTTCTTGACTGCCATCAAGTAAGTCTATCTTTGTATCCCCAGTCAAGCACCAACCAGCAAGTAAATGGTTCTGCCCCAACCTGGCTTGACTTGATTTTAGTTTATACTCGGCTGCAATATTGTCCGGTAAGTTGAATTTCTCTACTGTAGACCCTAGCCAAAATTGCCAAGAATCTAATAGAAACCCACCGCCCTCAATTCGATAAGACTCAAAGAATTGATCAATATTACTTTTATCATTCACAAGATCAATTTCTTTAATATTTGACCTCTTCGGCAAGTAAATCTTTTCACCTAAATGCACATCTATAGACGCCGCATTAATTGCACTCTGTTTGTAGTTCTCAACTACACCCTCGGAGCACAGATCTACAAGTTTTCTGTATGTCAATAACATTTAAGCAACCCCACAGCTAGATACACAGAATATCTCTACATTTTTTTTACTTGCATTTAAGTTTGTTTTCTCTTTTCCATTGAAAATCTCTAAGTATTCCTCTTTAGTTATCTTTTTAAAATTAACCTTTTCTGAATAGTACCCGTTAGACTCCCCCAACCATCTAATATTAACTGACCCTCTTATTGTAGCTATATTATAAAAAGTCCAGGTTGAAGAACTTCCTCCGGCATTATTTTCTCCTTCTTTAATTTCAGTCGCACTATATGCATCTAAAACCTCACTGCCTACAATATCGATTAATTCACCTGATATGTCCTCTATTTGAACCTGCTCACTACAGTCTTGATTATGATACATCTTAAAAAACCCACAATTAGTAGAAAATAAAATAATATCATCAGCACTACTAGGATCTGATCTCTCTAATTTTATTGAATAAATCAAAACGCCTTTCAGCTTTTCTATAGTTGTCTCAGCCATGTTTAAAACTCCATTTGATCATTGTCTTTTTTCAACTCCATGCCCTCCAGGTGCTCAATCATATCCTGAACAGTCTGAAGATCTCTAGCTACGATATAAACCCCACCGGAGCTTTGTACACTTTTACAAAATTCAACTTGATTCTGCGATACTTTCCCTTTCTTCGTTTTAACCTCAATAGCTACAAAACGACCGTAAAGGCACCCAATTATATCCGCCAATCCTTTCACGGGGGAGGGCCTAAAACCGCCACCAGAATGCAAAGGAACGCCGATATTATTGGAACGGTAAAAGAATCCATTTCTAACATTTTTTAAGTACCTCATTATCTGTTTTTGAATTTCTGATTCTTTCACGGATATTCATCCCCATAAAGAAACCTATTTGAATCAAGATTAATAAAGAGTCCAAGTCTACAGTTATGCAATACTTTAATCGCCCTCTTACCACAACCAAGCAACACAGCTCCGTGACCTGGACTCTTCCCTATACTACCATCTTCTCTTACAAACTTAGTCTTTCCTCTTGGGAATACGATTGCATCGACATTTACTGCATAGTCATGAAACCATTTTGCACTTGTGTACGCCCTAACAATAGCAATTCCATTTCCATGAGTTAAGAACCTCTGTAACCAAGGGATGTGGCCGTTTCTCCCTCCGAACGGTGGATTCATAAATACGAAACCATCCCAATCTTCAAGCAGTCCATTATCTTCCACTGTATATATTTTATCAGCAGGGACCCAATGATCCTTCCCTGGAGAGCAAGGATCTAAATCAAACCTACAACCTAAAGCATCAAATATTTCTCTAGGCGTGTACCATTCCGACGTTTTCCCTATTGTGTTTTCATGCTCTGCCATTAATACCTTCTAAAGTAGTAATCAACTTCCTTAACTCTTCAATAGTATAATTACTTTTCATTGAATTCGCTCGTTGAGAGATCCACCATACATTCCCTTTAGTGTATCCATTTTTAGGATTTATCCTATCTAAAGATGCGACTTCCCACCTATTACTACCTTTTACCCTTGGTGGAATTAATTCTATTCCAAGCACAGGGCAAGTCTTAGGTATCCTTGGGAGTGAATCTTTAGTTAAATTGAAGTTTATCTGCCTTTGTTTGCATTCTGCTTTTTTATTTCTAAGAATAAGAGAGATTAAATCAACCTTCTCGACTCTATAACAACATTTTTTACACCTGGAGCTATAGTATCCATTTTGGAATTTAAATTTATCAATAGGCAGTACTTCAATACAATAATTACACTTTCTATGACTGCCAGTATAACGCCCTCCCCCTTTCCTTCTTTTAGTCGGAGCTAATTCATAGCAACAACTAGAACAATACTTAGTATACTTCCCCGCCTCAAGTTTTCTAAATTCACGCACGTCTTTATGCTTAAGGCAGTTTTTACACAAAACTACTTCTCTAATCTGCCCCATACTATCTCCTAATTAATCCCTCTAACATCATATCTCTGAAAACGATACATGACCATTTTCAAAGTTCTATCCCTAACCGTTTCAATCTGATTGCAGATCTCTATCTGCTCCTTTTCACTCCTAGCACTACTTAATTCTTGTAAAAGAACATCTTGCCTCTTCCAATGTAAATTGATCAACCTATTCAACATAGATAATTGAATCAACTTGAAATACGCCTTTTTCCACGCCTTCCTTTCGTTCTCATCAAAAGCAAGTCTGATCATACCAAATTGCACAGCAAAACCTGTTCTCATCCGCTTTATTATCGCGTTAGGCAACATCCTTAATAGCTTTCTTCTATGTTTCATGACGTATAATAAATCGCAACTTCTAACCCAATCAATCTCATCCTATTAACCCATGCTTCGAACTTCTCCCCTGACTCTTTATCATGCTGCTTTAGGGAGCAAGTAGATCTTACATTCCCAGCCCTATCCATTGCCCTATATATCATCATTTTCGATTCTTTCAACCTCTCCTCTCGTCACATCAATTATGTCAAATTTAGTAATTTTAGAATCAGGGAACACGCTTCTTATTCCATGTAAAAACGAGGACTTATCATTAATAAGTTCTTCCCTGATCCCCTTCTTTTTTAAACTGATCAGTTTTCGGTATTGTTTATCTGTAAAATTGCATTCGTTTACTTTCATTATTAATTAATACTAATACAGCGCAAAAAGAGGGCGAGCCTATGACCACTCACCCTAATTTGGAGTCATCCTCTCCCTAAGAAGAGATTAGAAACTTACACATCAAGATCCGCTCGTCAATATATTTTCTAATATTAATTCATCCAACAAGTATTCCATTAAAACTTGCACTCACGTCGTTATTGCTACCGGCTGACCACAAACTGATTTTGACTAAAGCATTTGAGCATATTTTAATTGGAGGATCTACAACCTCAAAAAAAGAAATATCCCCACCAGTTTTCACAGTTCTTTTGAACAGAAAACAACCAACAAGATTACCTTCGTTGTCGCAATTGGATCTTAACCTTGCCGACATAACGTTCCCACCATTCACCCCAACAGTCCATCCCGTAATAAACAATTCTTTATTTGAGGGTATTTTTCGGTTAATGACTAAAGATTTATTACCACTTGCTTGAATCAAATTGTATATTGTAGACGCTGCGCCTTTTTTATAAATCGTAATATCACCAGCCGCAACAGTCCCAGATCCAACAGTCAATGCATACATATCGTTCACAAAGGTAATATCAGTTGCAACTGTATCTACTCCAGTATCCCCGTTCATTGTCAAAACTTCGGTTTGTTCTAGCCCGTCACCGTCCAAATAATCAATTTGAACTGTCTGAACCCCCGTCCCTGCTGCTGCATCTGCTGCTTCAGTTGAAACGATTGTTAATTGCTCCCCACCGGCTGCAGGAACTGGCATAATATCTTGAGCCGCTATTTCTGTAACATCTTCGCCCGTAGCCGCTGTCCCCGTATTCGTCCTTTCACCCATTGAACTGAAAGCCGAATATCCGTCAATTGAGCCTCTTGAAATATTTATCCCTGAATCTCTCAAGGGGAAACCAAATTTGTCTTTAGGTATAGCCATTGTTTTGCTTCTATATAGAGTTTAGATTAAATCTGAAAGTTCATTACCCCACGAAACCAGGTAAAAATCAATCAAATTCAATTTTTTGAGTATTTAGACCATCCATATTTTCAACTCAATAAAAACGTCTAATTCGTTAATAAATTCTCGTTTACTAAAGCCTTCAAAGTCGTCATTCAGCTTCACTCGCCTAATGTCTTCTTTTACTTTTTTACACATTGCATCTATTTCGTTTTGAAGTTTTTCTTCATTAAAGAATTGCCTCATCATTCCCCTAAAATCTAAAATCTAATTACCCCATAGAACTAGGTAAAAATCAATCAAATTACCTCTATTTCTAGTTTTTGTTTGTAAGTTATAGCCCCAATTTGAGACTGACCGATCAATTCAGCAAAGGATAAAACCCTGTCCCTTGCTAATTCATAAATATCTTTATAAAAAAAACCTTTTGCCATGCCTTCTTTTAATGCCCTACTTACTATTTTATCCGCTGCTTGAATAGTGTTTAATTGTTCGTAGTTTAAAACCTCTCTCACGTTTTTATATTTATCAGTAATAACAAATAACGCCTTATTTTCCATTTTACTTATATTTGTATAATACATCTTAGGGCTACCAGATCCTTGAATAGATGCATACTCAATAAAGTCTTTAATTGTATCAGTTTCTTCTCTCCTGGTGATCTTCCCTTCCCCCCTTTTCAGTAACCAGTCTTGATTCTGCTTTTGCGCTGCAAGATTAGAAAGGTATTTCCTCATCATGCTAAATTGTTTTGTTATCTCTTTTTTAAAAAAGACTATTTCTTTTGTATTCTTACATAGAGTTATTAAAAAAATAAACTGATCCTCATTCAGTAAATAAGATTCTTCTGGCCTTCCTGCTTTCTTATTTAATTTCTGCCTCTCCAGGGGCAGGAATCCAAAGTCCAAAAAATCTAATTCATTTTTAGAAACAACTCTCTTTAAATATCTGTGATCTTTATATCCTAGCTTTTTAAAAATATCGAACGTCTTGACTACTGGTTCCTTGTCTTTATATAAAAAAACTTCATTCATATTTCCACCTTGTATCTAATATTATTAATTAACGAGAATAATGACATTAAATATTAAGGTGGATTTTGTCAACTATAAGTTAAATAGGTTTCAACGCCTCCATACGAATCAACCCAAAGTCTTTCAAAACGCAAAACTTATTCAGTTCCTGCCTGTGAAAGTGCAGAAACCTAAAACCTAATATCATTATCAATCTGAAGATCTTTAAACTTGTAATACTCTAATTGACAACCAAGTTTTACAGTCCCTCCTTTACCATGCCTGTTCTTCTCTACCAAGATCTCACAGATCCCCTTATCTGCTGAATCATCATAATAGACTTCATCTCTATACAAGAAACAGATTATATCCGCATCTTGTTCTATACTCCCTGAGTCTCTAAGATCTGCCATCATCGGTCTTTTATCATCTCTAGTTTCAAGTTTACGGTTTAGCTGAGACAGTGCTATAATTGGCACTTCTAACTTAACAGCTAACGTTTTCAACTCTGCTGTAATTTCTGATACTTCTTGAACTTTATTGTTAGAATACTTAGAACACCGCATTAATCCAATGTAGTCAATTATTACTAGATCGAATTTCTCCTTCCTATGCATTCCCTTGATCTTCGAAACTATGCTAGTCAACTCTCTATCAAGTTTATCTGCAATAAAAAGATTCTCCCTCGTCTCTGATGATTCTATCATCTCCCTTTGTAGTTTAGACATTTCGAATTCTTCAATCTCCATCCTGTTTAGTCTGTCGCCACAGATCCTAGTCCTGATTGAGAATAACCTCATAAGCAATTCAACAAAAGTCATTTCAAGAGAAACAACCAGCACCTTTTTCCCATTGTTAATTGCGTTATTAGCAACATTCATAGCCCACGCAGTTTTACCCATCGCTGGTCTTGCGGCTGCAACAATCAGATTGCCAGGTCTTATTCTGATTGTAGAATCTAGATCTTTGAATCCAGTTTCCACAAAAGTCTGGTCTTCTAAACTCTCAAGATATTCCACAAACTCCATTTCATCATGTTTGCAGTTCTTCGCAAAGCCTTTAGGATTTTCAAGTTTAT